AAGAGTCTGAACGACAGCAACATTGTCAAGCACCATCTGATGCGTGACTGTAAATGTTGCCATCGTTCGTTCCCTCTACTCGTCTAGTCGGTTCAGGCTCGCTTGACAAACTTCGTCGCGTCAATCATGACAGACGAGAAGTAGCCTCGGAACTTAATAACTCGACCGAGCGCACCGTCTGCAAGTTCAACACTGACAGCTCCGCGCTGTTGTTCCCAGCATTCGAAACCAGTGCTGTCACCGACATAAAGGTTCTTTCCGCCTGCAGCGACCAAGTTGCGGTCAACCACGAGCGACAAGCCGAAAGCGTTGCCGTTAAAGGTTGAGGCCGATGCGCCAGTGCCGACTGCGTTCTGTGGGCCGACATTCGGGAACAACGGACGACCAGCATCGTCCACAAGTGCTCCGAGTGATGCGTAATACGCGGGCGACATGACGAGCACATTTGGCAGGTTGCCGTTCGAGTTGGTCAAGATCTGCTCTGCTGAGTTGTAGATGAACGCTACCCAGTCGGCAGGTGTTGATCCCGAGGTCAATGCTTCGGTCTGGGTAACTCCTGCTTCAAATGTTGCACAAGCTGCGACATCGGTGGCGTTTGCGTAGATGCGTGCCATGTCGTCAATCAATGCACCGAGAACCTCGGGCGAGGTGAAGTCCATTGATTCTTCGGACAGATTCACATAACCGCCGTACAAGGCCTTCGTGATCTGGATGTCGTCCACGACAAAAGTGCCTTGATCGAGTGCGACAAGTTCGCCGTTGGATGCACCGATGGTCGTGTGCGTGGTGACCTTCGGACGGATGAACACCTTGCCCGATGCGGGCATTTGGCGGACTCCCATTGCAGTGATCAATGGGCGATAATTAGGTACAAACGAGTTATAGATCGGCGAGATGATCGGCACTGGCAAGATGCCGGGTGTGTCGGTCGAGGTGACATTCGGTGCAGCTGCAACGATGCGCTGGTTGAACTCAGCGAACTCGGATCCGCCTGCAGCGAACTTGATCATGTATTCCGCAATCGTGGGAAGCTTGAACTCGCGCTTCGGTGATGCGTACTGGATGGGTGCAGTGGGTACTGCTGCTTCGATTGCTTCTGACATTTCATCCTCCTCGGATGTTTGGGTTGGGGTTGGTGTTTCTTCTTCTTCGTCGGGTGCTTCCTCTTCGGGTGAAGAGGCAGCGACTGAGTAGACCTGCGCGTCGGCGTATGCCGGTGTCGTGACGACCGAGAGCTCTACGAACTTCGCCTCAGAGACCTCTAGAGTCCCGTCTGCGAGGCGCTTGAACTTGGTAGGCACTGCGCCAACGGAGACCGAATCTAGAGCGCCATCGGCGAGCAGTGCGAGAGCGTCGTCAGCTGCACGAGTGGCGCTGAGCTTGGCGACGAACATCATGCCCTCGGCGGTGGACACGCGCTCGGTGACGCGACCGATGACGCGTGTCTCGTCGTGGTATTCCAAGAGCTTCGGCATCGGGCCATCTTCGGGAAGTGAGCCCTCAAGGAATATCACACTCTCGCCACCACTCAGTTGGGCCTTGACATTCCAAGGAACGGCGAGCCCAGTGATCTGGCGTGATGGTTCGCCATCGGCGGAAGCGTCAAGTGTGATCTGTTGAGCAGTAAGTCGAATCATGAGGGCATCTCCTGAGGTGTTCGCATAGAGGCAGGTTGTTCAATGTCAATCTCTGAGCGATTCATTGCAACATCTTCTATCAGATCTTCGGTGTCAAACTCCACGAACCTATTACGAGGCAGGATGTCTGTTCCGCTGAGGGTTTCTTGGATGCAATCCATGTATAGCTTGGCTCCGAGCAGATAGAGATCCTGCTTGGCCTGTGTCGCGTTGCTGTAGTTGTAACCAGAGATCCCGATTCCGAGAAGGTACGCCGGAACTCCGATCGCGCGTGACAGTTCGAGTGCGCTGAAGTTTCGCGCTTCCACGAGCTGGAGCTTGCTGGGGTCGGTGTCGAATTGTTCGTACTTGACAGCACTGTTCAAGGCTCCGACAGCGTTCACGCGTCGAGCGTTTGACCATGCTGCAGCGAGCTCACCAAGTGATTCAGCGTCAAGCGGTTCAGAGCTGTCGGTCTGCTGTAAGTATCCAGCGACGATCTCATTTGAGGCGAAGCGTTCAGCGGAGCGGTCTAGTTTGATGGCGGTCTCTAGGACTCGGCGACCTGTCCAGAGGAATCCTTGAACGGGTGCGAGGAATTGGATGACATCTTGTGTCGGAATGTTGATCCCGTTGAATGTGATGCTGTTGGATTTTCCGAAGAACTGTGGGCCGGGCTGATCCAATGTGTCAACCATTTCGCAGGGCATCCACTGGAAAGCGAGAGGCCGTCCGGTAGCGGAGCTGCGTGAAGTCACATAGAGGAACGCGCGTCCGCGCATCATGAGATCCATGCACAGATTCGACATGACAAAGTTACGCGTCAGGGTTGGATCTGGAGTGTCCATCCATGATTCATTCTCAAGATAGATCTTCTCGTACCGTTCGCCGTTGAACTGTGTCGTGTAATGGCGGAGGGGAAGTGAGCCGACAAGAGAGATGATCATCTGTGTCGCTCGAGACACGGTAGGCACAGACAAGGCCAGCTCTGAAGCCGCCCCGACGGTGTAACTCCAAAACTGGCCGAGTCCGCTTTGTGAGGCGCTACCTGCTGCAGCTTGAAGCGGTGCGTGTGCGAACGCTGGGGTCGCGTCTTGCTTCTTACTTCCGAAGAGTGCCATCGCTTGGAGTCTCTCAAACTTGCCGGAGCGTGTCCACTAGGGTCAGCCGAAAGCCATCTGAGGTTTCGCTGATGCTCTCGGTCGTGATGTGAGCATGATGCCCCACACTGAACATCGGGCGAGCTCTATCGGCCCCGGACTCTTCTGCGAGCTGAGCACGATCGCTCCGCCAGTCTTGACTGCTACCGCTCGAGCGAAATGTTCCGAGAGTGCGAGGTCGCCAGTGTGGCGAACGCGATCCTCAACGATCATCGCACGAGCTGCACCTGTCCACTTGATCAGTTCCGCATAGCCGACGATCGTCATCCGCCGGCGCAGATCTGGGGGACAGTGGATCTCCAGCGATGGAGTACACGCGAGCTTGACTGATGCGTCCGACATTCGAGTCACGACTTCGGCCCACATCTGCTGGGCGGACTCCACGACAAACTCGGTCGTCACGATCACGCGCGTCCCGTCGTACGCGCAACCGATCCCGACATAGCGTGACTCATCAACCGATGAGTCAATGACGAGCCACTGGATCGGAGGCATCGGATCCACACTCTTGCGATCGTTCCACAAGTTAATCGGGAGGTAGGAGTTAGTTGAATCCACCCACAGATTCAGATGGCCTCGGATGAACGCTTGACGATTCGGCGAGTCAAACGCAAGCTCAAGCGCCTTCATCGTGATCGTCGTCCCGAGCGCAGGATTCGCCCGATGTTCAGTGTGGGGAATCATGCTCACATCACGACCAAGAGCATCAGCCAAACCTCAGATGGCTTTCGGCTGACCCTAGTGGACACGCGCTTGCAAGTTTGAGAGACTCGCAAGCGATGGCACTCTTCGGAAGTAAGAAGCAAGACGCGACCCCCGCGTTCGCACACGCACCGCTTCAAGCTGCAGCAGGTTCTGCCTCTCAGAGCGGGCTCGGACAGTTTTGGAGTTACACCGTCGGGGCGGCTTCAGAGCTGGCCTTGTCCGTTCCGACAGTATCCAGAGCGACACAGATGATCATCTCTCTTGTCGGCTCACTGCCCCTCCGCCATTACACGACACAGTTCAACGGCGAACGGTACGAGAAGATCTATCTTGAGAACGAATCATGGATGGACACTCCAGACCCGACCCTTACGCGTAACTTTGTCATGTCGAATCTGTGCATGGATCTCATGATGCGCGGACGCGCGTTCCTCTATGTGACTTCACGCAGCTCCGCTACCGGACGGCCTCTCGCTTTTCAGTGGATGCCCTGCGAGATGGTTGACACATTGGATCAGCCCGGTCCGCAGTTTTTTGGAAAATCCAACAGCATTACATTCAACGGGATCAACATTCCGACACAAGATGTCATCCAATTCCTTGCTCCCGTTCAAGGATTCCTCTGGACAGGTCGCCGAGTCCTAGAGACCGCCATCAAACTAGATCGCTCCGCTGAACGCTTCGCCTCAAATGAGATCGTCGCTGGATACTTACAGCAGACCGACAGCTCTGAACCTCTTGACGCTGAATCACTTGGTGAGCTCGCTGCAGCATGGTCAAACGCTCGACGCGTGAACGCTGTCGGCGCATTGAACTCGGCTGTCAAGTACGAACAATTCGACACAGACCCGAGCAAACTCCAGCTCGTAGAAGCTCGAAACTTCAGCGCACTTGAACTGTCTCGAGCGATCGGAGTGCCGGCGTACCTTCTCGGAATCGGCATCTCTGGCTACAATTATTCAAATGCCACTCAGGCCAAGCAGGATCTTTATCTGCTGGGAGCCAAGTTATACATGGATTGCATTCAGGAGACCCTCAGCGGAACAGACATCCTGCCTCGTAATAGGTTCGTGGAATTTGACACCGAAGATCTGATAGCAGATGTAGAGATGAATCGCTCAGAGATTGACATTGAACAACCTGCCTCTATGCGAACCCCTCAGGAGATGCCCTCATGATTCGACTTACTGCTCAACAGATCACACTTGACGCTTCCGCCGATGGCGAACCATCACGCCAGATCACTGGCCTCGCCGTTCCTTGGAATGTCAAGGCCCAACTGAGTGGTGGCGAGAGTGTGGTCTTCCTTGAGGGCTCACTGCCCGAGGACGGCCCGATGCCGAAGCTCTTGGAATATCACGACGAGACACGCGTCATCGGTCGCGTCACCGAACGAGTATCCACCGCCGAGGGCATGATGTTCGTCGCCAAGTTGAGCGCAACTCGTGCAGCTGACGACGCTCTCGCACTGCTCGCCGATGGCGCTCTAGATTCGGTCTCCGTTGGCGCAGTGCCTACTAAGTTCAAGCGCCTCGCAGACGGGACGCTAGAGGTCTCTGAAGCGAAGTTTGTTGAGCTCTCGGTCGTCACTACTCCGGCATACGCCGACGCACAGGTCTACTCAGTCGCAGCCTCTTCACCCGAAGAGGAAGCACCCGACGAAGAAGAAGAAATACCAACCCCAACCCCAACATCCGGCGGGCGTTTCAACTGGTCAGAGACCGCGTGCCGGCTTTTTGTCTCGCTCATCAGTTTACCGCCTGATAAATGACCCAGTACAGGTCATAAATCCGCCATACGAAATACCACTGCACTGCCTGCATAATCACGAGGATCACAAGCGCCCATGTCGAGGCCATGCGCCAGCGCTCGCTCGCTTTGTTCGTCTGATCCATTTCCCTAACCTGCTGCACCAGTCCGGTCGATCCATACCGGCTGTCGCCAACCAGGGCGCGGGTAAGGGCAGTGACATCAACGGCTAGCGCGCCGATCTGATTCGACAACTGGCGGATCTCATCTGTCTCGCGCTGACTCACTTCTGACAGACGCTCCATTGCAATATGGACAGCCCCACCCGTCGCGGTGGTGTGCTGTTCCCTGCTCTCGTTTGTGTTGTAGGAATCAACCGCTTGCCGGTTCTGCTTCCCTACAACCGCATTGGCAACGTCGTCGCCCATGCGCCCCTCTATGTGATCCGCCATGATATTTCCTGAGTAACTGCGCTCGGCTCCGCTTTAGGATGTGGACCACGCAAGCGGAGCGGCCTGGAGCTTTTACGACATCAAAGAGCCGGTGACCATGCGAATCCGCCATCCAACTGCCGCCACATCACCTAGACCATCACACTCACGGGCGCGGGTGTATGCTTACAGGTAGAGCCAACGCCAACCGTTGGCCATGCGCCGCCGCGTGTGCAATACCTCCACGCTGCGCACCCACCGCCGCCACTCTAGACATTGCTGGCGGTGGGCGATCTGCTGCTTAATTGTTGCGCCAACGGGGGGCATCGATCTGCTTCTCCACTGGTTCCGGTTTGGTGACCGGTGCCATCTGTCCAGCCTGCGCTTTGGCGTCAAAGAGGGCGCCCTCGATGGCCGTTTCCAACCAGTCAATGGGCACGCGCGGGTAACGCTCTTTAAGCACGCCCATGACATAGGCAAAGCG